AAGGGCCTCCATCTAGATGTTAAATAACTATTTGCCCTCGGTTTCGCCCTCCTCGCCTTTTTTAGGGCTTCCTGCCCTCTCTTCTTGTTTTTTATTAATATTATTTACAGTTTTTTCAATTTTTTGTAGTTTTGGGTATAAAATTTCGTTTTGAAATCTTTCGGTTTGTTCTTTTAGCTTATTTAATTCAGCATAAACTTCTTTAATTTCTTTTGTGGGCTTGAAAGTTTCCAAAACTCCACAAATAACTTGTAGATGTAACATTTGTTTATTAAATTGTAATTGCATTATATTGTATACCCCTCTAATGCTGTGAATGTTAAATAAGAAGTTAATAAATTTCTATCTACTTTTGCTTCTACTGTTAAAATTTGTCCAGTAGTAAGAGGTCTATGTGCTTTAAATTCAAAATAAACATTTTTTTCTAAAGCACTAGATCGTAAAACTCTAACAATAGTTCCATCAATTTTAACTCTAATAGTAGAAGGTGTTGCAATAGAAGATTCTACTCCTATAATTCTAGTATTATCATTTGAAGAAGTATAACTGTATATTTCTTCATAATTAGCAGTAGTGATACTGTCTGATAATTCATCAAAAATAGGATTCTGATATCCACCTAAAGCTACAGTATCTCCAGACTCAGAATCTAAATTAGTATTTACATTTATAGATCCATCTGATTCTATGTTTAAAAATGTAGAAGGTCTATCTGGATGAGCTATACCAACTTGATCTGTTTCTGGATCTAAATCTACATCGACAACTATGCTTTGTGCAGTAATTTTTGCATCAACACATAGTCTTTTTTGTCCATTATCATCAATAACACATACTGGTAAACCGCTAACAGGATCTACTAAAGTTACACCTCTAGCAGCTCCTCTTTGATTATGCTGTGTTCCTGATGATCTAGTAGATTTTGTCGCCACAGATAAATACCCCTAACTAAAACTCACCTTTTTTCTTTAACTTAGCAAGATCTCTTATAACTTTTCTTTTCCATTCTTTTTTTTCATCTTTACTAAGTCTTGTTGGAACTTCAATTCCAAGTTCCCCTAATCTTGGCTCTTGTAAAATATGCATTCTACAATAACCACTAGGACTTTCGCTTAAGGCTTTTTGTTTACATAAACTTCCATTAGGAGTTCTAAAATTACAGGAACCATGAATTATATGTTCTTTTTCAACTATTTCCTGTTTTGCTTCTTCTTCTTTAGCTAAAATTTTTGTTAATTCTTTTATATATTGAGAATATACATCTTTTCCAAAAATCATACCTACATCAGAAGTTCTAGTAATAAATTTTAAGTCTCTTAAACAAAGTAAAGATTGTTCTCCAACAATTAATGGTAATTTTTTAAGGACATGGTAATTTTTACTATTTTTTTCAACAACCCCATAGCCTCCTCTAAATTTTACTCCATTAATAAATCCATTGAGATCTTTTAATTTATGTTTTAGTACTATGTATTCTCGGTCTCTACCAAGATTTTTTGTTGACCAAACCATTTTGCTCCTCGACTCTATCTGAGTTTATGTAAATGAGGCAGTCTCCTTTTGGAGACCACCTCGAACCTAACTACAAAAAGCAATTAGGAGGGGTAATTAACTTCCAAGAGGAAGTACATCTTTAATTCTAGCTAATGCTAATCTGTTATACAAATCAAAACCGCAGTCATTATGTTAACTTACTGTCACCAGTAAGATCAGAGTACATCTTCTTCCTTAGTCAGGAAGCCTCCCATTCATTGTCTTAATCCCAGTAGGATTATCGCTATATTTAAGATCTAATTTATAAGAAAATTCTGGTAAAATATAAGGTTCTATAATAGAAAATAATTTTTTAGCATTTGTAGCATTAAATGTTAGTCTATATTTTCCTCTTCCGTGTTTGTATGCTCTACAATCAATATCATGTTCTTCTTTAAACCAATCAATTATTACTTGATGTTCTTCAAGAGAAAAATTTTGAGTAGAAATAAAGGCTTGTCTTATATAACCTTTATCCTTTCTTAGTTTAACATTTAAACCACCGTCATCCATATACCAGTAGGCTAATCCTTCATTTGTAAGATAACTCAATATCTTTTCGTTAATTATTTTCTTACCTTCAGAATTATACATAAGTTTTCTCAACTTAGTAAAATATCTGTGAACTCTTGTGCTTCCTTGGATTACTGGATAAGTTTTTTTAGTTTTTTTATTAAATCTAAACAATTTCTTATACTTGTAATCTATTTTCAATAATTGGTTTATTCTTTCAAATTTATGTTTAAGATAGTTTTCTTGTTTTATACTATGTCCTAAACTTAATCTAGAATTTGATTTGGAAGTTGGTTTATTTAAACAACCATCTCCAATAACTATTCCAATTATTGTGCCTCTTAAATCTAATTTTCTTAATTTCGGTTTGAGACTCATCTCAACTTACTCCTTAAATATAACTTGACTACTCGTTACACCTTTTTAATATTACTATTAAACTTGGCTCGGTATTGTCTTATTTCTAAGATGTTCACCGAATTAAAGAGGTTTTTCAACTAGTATTACTACTAGAAGTGGCACTGCTCTATGAGCCTAGTGGTAGAATATTAGAAATTCTAGCCAAGGCTAATCTATTATAGAGATCAAAAGAAACGTACCATTTCATGCGATACTGATAAGCATTTTCGTCTTCGCGAGGACCTACATATTCTAATTTAAGTCCAGCATTATTAGATGAAGTAAATCCAACAACACCTTTGAACTCGCCCCAACATCCAACATAAATTGAAGAACCATCAGCTCTTTCAGCTAAAATAACTTCTTGTGCATCAGTAAATACTGCATCACTTGGAGATTTACGAGCAACTTGACGATTTTGTTCTGGATCAAGGAAAGTTCCAGTAGAAGATACAGTAAGAGTATCAGTTCCTGCACCAGCAGAAATATCCCAACGATACATAACACCGTCAGAACCTCTCATCATAGCAACACCTGCTCCGCCTGGAACTGCTTCAGCAACCGTAAGAGCTAAAGTTGTTGCATTAGAACTACCTTTATCAAGAAGTTTAGAATCTGTATTAACAAACTCATAACGACTAATAAAATCATTTCTAAAAACAGGGATATCTTGATACATAAGCATAGGCTTAACTGAGCCTAATCCTGCTTGTTGTATTTGATATGCATCTGTTCCACCGCCAGTATTTCTAAGAAGAACACGAAGAGTACGAATATCTCTTGCATGCATCATCAAGAAATCAACATCACCAACTGTAATTCTATCAATAACATCATCAAGATCTTCTAAAGTAAAAACACGACCAGCATATCCATCTCTGGAGCTTGAAGGATCATCTTCTACTAAAGAAAGAGTTTGAGTTGGTTGACCAGCATTGTAAAATGGATGGTTTACATCATCTACATTTCCTGATTCTGCATCAAGGATAGATTTCATACCATTAAATTTACTAGCAATACCAATTGGTCCGTTATTAGTTTGTGTGAGAGCACCGCTTGCTCTATAAGCATTAACGATAGCATTCATATAAGTACGAGCTACCTGCTTAGCTTTTGCGGAAATTTGAACTTGTAGTTGATCATTAGTTTCAGAAAATTGATCTTCAATTTGACCATCAATAATAATATCAGCGATAATTGCACTAAGATTAACATTGATATTTTCAAAAGTTGCACCGTCTTGATATTTTGCTTGATTCAGGTTAGTACCTGGTGCTGCAAAATCAGCGGCTGCCAAAGTAGCTTCACGAGTAAACGTGTAAGCTAAACCTTCAAAAACTACAAATGGAAGATAACGAAACCACATATCAACAGTGATAATGTCTGCAATAATACCTTCGACTAAAACATTATTAGAAAGTTTTGCAGCTTCAGAAAGACTAATTACTTGTGCCATTGTTTATCCTTCCTTAAATTTTATCTTTCCCTATATACTGAATTAGGGGTTCCTTTGCGAATTTCATCTAAACCTGCTTTAATTTTTTGAGAGGAAGTCATTTCATCAAGTTTTTCACGCTTTTTAGCATCAATTTGATCTTGTGAAATTCTAGCTCCCGTTTTCGCTCCAGGAACATCGTGATTAACAATAATTGTTTTATCCTCGAAAAGTCCCTGTGCTTTTGCTTCACTTAAAGCAGCCCAGCCTTCTCTAGGATCAGTAAAACCTTGTACCATACTTTGGGCAAATTTTTTGAATTTCTCAGGAATATTACCTATTTCCTGGTTAATTCTGTCTTGGTAAACTTGTCTTTGGGCTTCTCTTTCTGCTTCAAATTCGTTAACTTTTCCCGACATTTCAGCAATTTTGTTCTCATATTCTTCTTTAATAGCATTGAGTTGAGCTTCCATTTCGGTAATACGAGATTCCCTGTGAGCAAGTTTTTCTTCCAAGTTCCGTTTCTTGTCTGCCTCTTGTGCTTCAAGAGCCTCTAGCTTCTTTTTAGCTTTAGCAGCTTCTTCGTATTGAGTATTAATAGCGTCCATCTTACTTTGCATCTCGGTTCTTAAAGCTTCTACCTGTTCTTTAGATTTTACTCTTAAAGATTTTGCTTCTTCCCTTAACTTTTTGACTTCTTTTAGGGCGCTCTCTTTAGTCCAAGTATCAGGGTTTTTTACTTCATCTTCAAGAGTTGTAGTTGCTTTAGTTGAACCTTCAGATTCCGTTTTAGATTGTACATCTTTATCAGCTACTGAATCTATAAGATTTTCTCCTCTTACTACATTATCAGATGGTGAGTCAGCTCCAATAAGTGTTTCTTTAGAATTCGTAGCCGTATTTGCATCCGAACTCTTTCCGTCTGCGTTAACAGAATCTTTGCTTCCTAAACGGTCCAATAAATCGTTGTTGTTTTTCATACCCATGTTGTTCTCCTAGCTCTTCTAGAATATTAAAAGTTAATTTGTGCTATACCCTTGATCTAAGATATCTCTTCCACCCTGAGTATTAGCAAAACCATTACGAACCATATTTTGATAGTAAGGATTATGAACCTTATTTTGGTTTATTTGGGATACTGGAATTAATTTAATTTCAGTTATCATTCCTGGAGAAAAAGCTGTCACTTGTGGTTCACTTAATTTAAAAGGTATACCATCTTTAGCTGCTTGAGTCCATTTTCCTATAAGATCTTCCCAAATATTATAACATTTTTCATAATCTGGAGATTCTAAAACTATTATATGATCTTGATCAGTCCTCAAGACTAATACTGCATAAATTTGTTGCTCTTGGTTTTGTTGTTTCATACAGCTTCCTTACTGTTTTGGTTTAGTAGAATCTTGGTTAGAGCTATCTTTGGCATGTTTTGCTCTATTATCTATTTTTGGTTTACCTACTTCATTCTCTTTTTCCTCTCCATTACCACCCATAGAAATACTACTCATTGAAGAAGATTTCACACCAGTTCTACTAGAAGAAGATAAACCTTCAGTTGCTTGTGCTGCAATAATATCTGCTTCCTGCAATATTTTTGCTCTTTCAACATCAACTTTAGCATCTTCTTTAGCTTGTTCCATTTTTTCTTTTCTATGTTCTCTAACTGCTTTTTTAATTTCAATATCTGTCATATGCGGATAAAGTTCTTTATATACATGCTTATCACCAGAATCTCTTAATTTAGATTCAATAGTAATCTCTTCCATCTTAGTTTTAGGATCAACAGGAAATTTAGGTTCTACATAAGTGACCTCTAATTTACTATTTTCACTAAATTTAGCATCTCCAGAATTTGAGTGGTGGGTATTCCATAATTTTTTAATAACTTGGAATAATTGTTGTTCTCTCTCTTTGAATAATTTGCCGCGCCTTCTATTCTCGTCTATAACTCCTGCTTTTTCCATCCAAAGAGCGAAACCTGAAGGGGGAATATTATCAGCATATTTAGGTCTAATACCATGATTTATTCTTACAATATCTGAAATTGATTGTATTGATTTAATTAATCCTGTAATATCTGCTGAAGGGTGAGCAAATTTAAAATCACCTTTTTCTCCAACAGCTATAGCAGTATCTGGTCCTATAGAAAACCCTAATGCATTAGCATCAGCATTCCCATCCCTATATAAACCTAGACCAGCATCAAAAGATCTAAATTGACCTCCTGCTCCAAAACCAGTATATCCACCTAATCCACCAAATCTAGACTGAGCAGATCCACCTCTTAATAAATTAAAATCGTCAGTAGGTCTTCCTTGTCTTGTGCTGGTAGGTCTTTCAACTCCAGATACTACAGGAACTCCAAAAGATTGAAATTTAGCAATATGGTTAAGATCTGTAATTCTCATATTTACTGCATGATTAGCATAAATAAGAGGTTCATTAATAGGTAAAAAGTAGTAATGTGCTGGGTCTTGGTTGAAAAAAGGAACTGCTGGAATAGTACCATAGGGATTTTTAGTCTCATAGGTATTTCCTTCTACATCAATCTGGTGATGAGAATTAGGACTCCAGTATATCCTATCTACAGTTGCTAATTGACCTATACTTCCTACTTTTTTCCTATTACCAGCACTATTTGGACCATATGTACTAGGATCTGCTATAGCAATACTTGAATTCATTTGACCAGCTATATTTGTATAACCTGGGCCTGGATATCCTGCAAATCCTTGAAATTTACTTCCAAAACCTATTAATAATTCAGTTATATAATATGGAGAAGCGCCATGCTTAATATCATAAACTCCTCCATGCATACAATCTAATTGTACCTGTCCACCTTTATTTTCTTTTACTAAATATCCAGTATCAGGATCTACAAAAGAAACCTTTACCAACACTGTTCCTAGAAGTCTTGACCATCTATCTACTTTGTCCATTATCATACGATAACGGCTATGGCTCATTACTTCTTCCCACAGTTTTTGGTCTTTTTCTGAAGGTTTTCCATTTTCATCAACAACCCTATAAATAGCATCTTCTTTATAAAGAATTGCAGTTTCGTCTACAATTTCTTTAGTCATATTTATAGGTAATATCTGTTGCTTCTAACAGATTAATATCTCATAAGATTTCTCTTATGCCAGAGAAGCATTTATTTAACTTTAGAAAGTTTATATTTCATGCAAGATATTTGATTTACGAAAGGGTATATAATGTTTTTTAATTTCTTGCAGTTTTCACTATTAAACTTAATTCTGTAAACCACTTTTCCATAATATTTACCAGATTTATATTTTAACTCTCTAATTCCAACATTTAATTTATATTTATCTATAAACCATTTTTGTATCATCTTAACTTGATCTATATTAAATTGATCAGTACATAATTCTCCGTAGCAACTTCCACTTTTATTACAAGAGATATAACCATCATCCATAAACCATATTGCCAAAGACAAATCATTTAATTTATTTAATATTTTAAGAGATACGTTCTTTTTTCTATTAGTATAGAAAATTTTTTCTAATTTAGTAAAATACTTTCTGGCGTTAGTTCTAAAATAAACTGCATTTTGTTTATCATATTCCCAAACTTTCGTACTCACTGTGCCAATTTGATCTACTATCTTTTTTTTCCATAGTAAATATTCTTCTTGTTTTTTACTATGTCCTACTTTTAAAATAAAATTGCTATTTTTTGTAAAATTGCCTTCACCCCTATCACAACTTCCATCACCTAAAAGCATACCATAAATAGCAGCATCTAATTGACTCGATTTTAACTTTCTAATGTTCATACCTTACCTTTCAATAAGGAGTAGACTATATCATCACCTTCAGCATTATCTGTTAAGGGCTGGGCACTCTCAGAGAAGATTATTGTTGGGACTCACTTCTTAGTCGTTGAACCGTCACAGCAACTAAAACCCTGCTATGCTTGGCTGCTGATTACCCATTTCAATACATATATTATTAAACTATGTATATTATGTCAAATATTTTTTAGCATTCACACTTATCGTTTCCGATTATGTTGTAGCAACTTGACTTTTAAGGCTTTCCAGCAATTCACCCAGTTTTTGCTTTAGTTCGTCAATACTTTTTAATTCTCTGGATTTCTAAATTGACGAACAAGATCTAGCCAGACAAATTCGTCTTGCCTACCTTCGTAAAAGGCTAGAGCGATTTCTGTACCTTTATAAATCGCCTCTTAAGTGGACTACAGATTAATCCACTGTCTATAATAAATATCTTCATATAAATAGATACCTACAGAAGACAATCCTCCCAACCTTGAAATAGGGTGATTGGATACTCCGAGATTAAAAGAAATGGTACACCTCCTTTCTCTTAATGAGGTTATTACCAACAACAAACTCTATCTGTTGTTCAACAATTCTTTAATGTTCACAATTCATGAACAATGAAACTAATCAACTTGCTTATATTTTTTATCAAGTTTTTTCTTTGAAGGTTCTTCCATTGGGAATGGTTTTGGGTCAACAGCAGGTACATCACCGTGAGCAGGTTTAGAGCCTTTGTGTGCTGGAGCCATTGATTGTTTTCCATCTAGTTCCTTTGGAGAACATACTGTTTCACCTTGAGGTCTTTTCATATCACCGTGTTGAGGTGCTGCTGATTGATCTCCGGGTTTAACCTTCATATCTTTTTTATTTTTTGTATGAGGCATTAATCCTTTCTCCTTTTTTTAGCATAAACTGCTTGTTTTGGGTCTATAATTGCAGAATTAACCGCATCTTCATCACTATTATCTAAAGTTGCATCCTTAGCAGATTTAAACCATTCCTGTAGTGCTTTTTGTTTATCAACCTTAGGTACAATAGGTTCAAATTCTGGAAAAGATTCAGCTTTTGGAGGATTAACACCTCCTCTTGGTCTTTTTATACTTTTTGTTTTACTTTTCTTTTTTGACATTAAGTTTGTCCTTACCTACATAATCAGCAGGATTTAAAAGTTTATCTACAACACCTAAAAAACCATTACCTTTAATTCCTCTAGCTCTATCTTGTAAGCCTTTAACTGCCATAGCAAAAGCATCACCAATACCCACATTACCAGTCTTAACATCCTTCATTTCTTCTTTCTGAACTTTACCTTTAACTTTTTTCATTTCTTCTGATTTTTTTGCCATTATATTAACCTTCTTTCTTCTAACCAATTCCAAGCAAACTCGTTTAATTTATTCAATCTTTGCTCATAAGTTAAATTCTTATATTTATGATTCTTATCTGCACCTCTAAATTCTAAATAGATGGCAGCATATAAAGCCATAATAGTATCACTCCCTCTTGCTTTAGGAGGAAGTTGTTGCTGGTCTATACAAAATAGTCTGTTATTTCTATATACTAAAGGATCACTCATACTATTTCACTGCTATACTAAGTTTTCCTGCTCCAGCAGTTCTTGTTACTCTAACAGCTAATACTAAATGACTGGAAAAAGAACCAATAACATTAGAACCTGGAATAGCTGTAGTATTTGTCCAGTTAGTACCATCCAAAGAAAACTCTATATTTCCTGCTAAAGTACCAGATGCTTGAAAACTAACAACTTCTGCTGGAAATCCTAAAGAAATAATATCTTCAGTAGTTGAAGCATCTAGTTCTTTACTTGATAATTTATCCCCTGTTCTTACTGTTTGTTTTATCTTTGCTTTTTGTCTAGGATCAAAAGTCATTTAAAAACCCTTTACTAAAGTAAAATGTGTTCCTCTATCATGAAACAAATACACCATCAAATATCTTAAAGCATCCAAAAGTCCTTCGTAACCATCAACTGTCTCTTCATAATCTTCTTTAAGTGCTCCTGCTTTAGTTTTTCTAAACTTAGCAGTACTCATAGCATAAATTAAATTAGGACAATTGCTTGATACAAATAATTTCGGGAATGTTTTTGGTTCTCTATTTTCTTTAATTATAGGTTTACCTTTTTCGTCAAACATTGGAAATTGTAACCATTGTCTAACCATGTTACAACCAATTTCTCTATCTTGTTTGAGTCCTACAGGTCTCCTACCTAATACCTCTTCAAAATCATCCCATGCTGCTCTTCCGTTTAACTGTCTCTGATTTCCAGAAATATCTGCTACTACATTTTCAAATTTTATTTGTCTTCTTATGGAATTTATTACTTTTTCTTGGTCCCAAACTTTGTGAGCAAATATGTTTAATTCTCTTTGTTTATCTAAAATTTGTCTTGCTTGCTCGTAAGTAGTAGTTCTTGGAGTAAATTTTTCATCAAAAACTACTATATCACCATATTTATTCATTTGAGCAAATATTGTAGATGCTGGCTTCGCGAAGTTATGATCACAGGCAGCATAGATTTTTCCTTCTTCTGGGTGCCAATTATAATCAATTACATTAGGATTAGGGTAATCTTTTTTAGGTTCAGTAATAAATCCAGGAAATACAATATCAGAAACAGCCTCAAAATCAGCAAGATATTCCTGTTTAAATTTAACTACTTTTCCAGAATAAACAGCTCTTTTATATGCTTTATCCACTTCCTCTTTACTTTTCTCAGCAGTAGAAGAAAGTAAAGGATTATCATAACTTGTACGCTGAAAAGCACTCCACTCAGTCATATCGTCATCTACTCCATGTTCCTCATCCCAAGTGATTTGGAGCTTACCTTCTCTCTGTTTAATACCCTTTTGTCCAAACAGGAAAAGTTTGTAGAAGTCATTTCTTCCACGAGGAGTAGAAATAAATATAGCGCTACCTAATTTATCCATCAAGGTAGGCTGAATCATCTGTGTCCAAATATCTTCAACTTCATCATTAAGAGCAGCTTCATCCACAATAACTAGATCGTTTGCTTCCCCAGCTAAAGAGTCTGGGTTTTCTAGTGACTTAGCCTCTAAAACTGATCCCCAAGGAGTTTCTAAATAATAATCTCCTTTTTGGTTTCTAGCTCTTCCGCCTCCAGGTTTTCCTGGTTTAATAATACCTAATTGGTTTACTAAAATTCCGTATAACTCCCTAAAAACTTTCTCACAAAGAGAATAATCAGGAGCAATAATCCAAACTCTTCTTCTCAACTGAAATAAAGCAGATAATGCCATAAGTGATACTAAAAGTGTTTTCCCCCAACGTCTTCCACAGGCTAAAACTTTAAATCTTGCTGGATCTAAAAGAACCTCTAAATGTCCTTCGTGTAGAGGTTGTATAATTTTACCTTGAGAGGTTCTGACTTTTTTGGCATTCAGAAACTCAGCCAAAGCTGGTATATTTAATTCATGTAATCTTAAGGGTTTACCTTCTACATTATAGTCTGGTTGAAACATTATGAAGTCTTATTTTTATGAAGTTGTTGATTTATTTCTCTAAATATATCCATTACATCACTAGACCTACCATCACCTTTTTCAACATAATCACCACTAAGAGTTAAATATAATTTAGCAGCATTAGTATCCTTTGTTGTGGTTGCTTTTTCGTATAAAGCCCTTATAACTGCTGCTCTTTTTTCTGGAGTAAAAAGTCCTGTATCTTTAATTTTACCCCAAACTGCTTCTTCCCAACCCTTTTTCTTTCTCCATAAACTAATAGCATACCTTGATGGTATGCCATCTAATAATTCTTGTTTTAGAGTTTCATCGTCATTATATCTTAATTCAACTTCTTCTGTTAAAAGTTCTCTAAGTTTTTCTACTGAATATTGTTTTTGTTCTCTAACAATAAAATCTGACTCAATCTCTTGAACTATTTGCTGCAAAATAGTCCAATCAGAATCTCCGCTAAGCTCTTTTACTCTTTGAGCAGCAAGACTTTTAATCTTGGCTTTTTCCTGAGTCTGCTTTTTCTTCATCAGATTCTTTCTTTTTTGTAGATTTTTTTGGAGTTGTTTTAGGTGTCACTTTTGGTTCTGCGGGGGATTCTTTCTTAACTACTTCTTTTTTCTCTTCTTTAGGAACAATAATTTTTAATGATTCGGGTTCTGACCTAAAACTTTTTTTGCCTTTGCTCTTAACTTTAGATAATTGGCATTTTTCGTTTGGACAGAAAATAGGTTTAATATCTGCCCATTGAGCAGTAACTGACCCTTCCCATCCACATTTTTTACATCTGTAGATGACTCTCTTATTCATTTTTTCTCCTCGGTTATATATTTTCTTCCTACAAAAAAAACAAAAGAGAGCCAATTTGCGGAATAAATGACTAATTATTCGTGACTCGCAAATTACGAAAGCTCTCTTTCGGAAGGTAAATCATCTTTGGAAAGAAATCAACAAGCCTGCTTTAACAACTACTTACAGGTTGAGGGCTTTTATTTCTATAGCCTAAGCATGATACCCTAGTTCATCAGTAGGATATATAAGTCCTATTAAATCTGAATCTTTTTCAGTAACTACTTCAATATTAGAAGGTTGTCCGTTTCTATCCAAATATCTAACTTGATAAATTAACTTATTATTTTCTTTCCTAGTAATTTCTTGAGCCTTCTTTACATCTTTTTCTGATGGATATGTTCCGTCTATATCTGGAATCGGTAATATTTTGAATTTAGATGATCCAGAAATTAATTCATAAAATTTTATTTCAAATTCAAGTGCTCTATCTAACAATTTTTCTTTATTATCCTTCTCGTCTTTAAGCTCTTTTAGTGCTTCTATAAAATCTTCTGTAGCCTGCTTTAGTTCCTCTTCTCTTGGATCTACAACTTCTTTATTTTCTTCTTCTTTTAGAAATATTTGAAATAACTTCTTCAGCATGCAAAATTCCCTTCATATATAGTATAGTATAAACTAAGTCAACTATATAAGTGCTTTATATGTGAAAATTTATCTTGATCAGATAAAATAGTAACTGCTTTTGTTATAGTTTCTGTTAAATCTAACTTATGTGTTTCTTTTTTATATTCCTTAGGAAATAAAACCTTTATCGCTATTGGAACAAAGCATTGAACAGGTCTTGGATAAACAACAGTAACCTCACATAATAATTGTACCTGAGCATCTTCACTTTCAAGTATAATTATATCACCTACCTTTAGTTTTTGTAAATCTTCCCAGGTGGTCATAACACACACTTTAATACATAAAGAATAAAAAATACTAAAGAAATTATTAATAGGCTTTGTCCTAAAAATATTAACATATTATCTAACGAACTTTGTTGTGGTTGTTGGATTGGAGGTTTCGATATAGGGACTTGAGGTTTTTTAGGGAACTCTATAATATTCCTATTCTTTTTTGGAAATTTAATTATTTTTCCTGACATAAATCTTTCTCTTTTCCATATAACATATATACTATATCTTCTTGCTTATATTTCTTAAAAAAAGAAGGAACTCCATGAACTTTTATTATTTCATTAGTTCTAAAAACTTTAATATCCACTTTCCAAGTAATATCGTTGTGTGGTTCGGTTTTTAGATATTTATTAATAACTAATGCTAAATCTCCTGGCTCACATAAAACCCTTTCTCCATAAAAATCAGAAATTGCACTAGTATAGTTGAGTTCTATAATATCTCCTATTTTTAGTTTACAAGGTTTCACTAATATATACCTCTCAGAACCTCAAATTTCAATTCTGAGGCATTTTAACACAAAACATATACCTGACTACCCATAAAGAGTTAATTCTGTCTCAGTTGGTTTATACTCTTCAAAGTACATGTGTAATTCTTGATAAGAATTTAGTTCTAATAATCTATCATTTTCTGGATCTTCTAATTTTATCCAAGAGGAATTTTTTTTCTTTTCATAAGGCTGTGTTGAATCAAATATAAGAAACTCACTCCAAAGTATTGGTGGGTTAATACCTCTCATTCTATCTGGGATGGCAAAATCTCTTAATTTGTAAAAACTACGCATATAATAATTCTCCCATTTCTTTTAAAATATAGCTTTTATTCATATTTGTCCACATTACAGCCTTATCATCAAAACTAACAAAAATTATTTTTTCTCCATCATAATCTAAGCTATAATCTACTAAAGTAGCAAGCTGTAGACCTCTACTTAATGATTCTACTAATATTTTTTTATTTAATAAAAATTTTATTTCATTTTCATTCAACTCGTCTAAACTCATTTAAAATCCTCCGTTCGGAATATTATACCTCACTTTGGATTTAAAAGTCAATATTTATCCCGAAAAGAATTTTATCCATCTCGGAAAGCTTCCACAAATCCTTGTATTTATAATAATTTACTATAGGAACAGTTCTTGTAATAAAATCTCCATTTATTTCAAATTCCATATCTTCTTCTAATTCCACATGACAATATTCTCTACAATCTTCTATATTTTCTATACTGCGAATAAAACTAATATCTATAATTTTACCTATTTTACCTAAATAGCTACTATTTTCTTGAATAATTATTACATGATCTCCTATTTGTAGCTTCTCTTTTTTCATAAGTATAGGCTTTCTGACATTTCTGTTATTGGTGCTAGTTCATTAACATTACAAATTAGATAAAAATAATAATTTTTTTCTTTTGAAGTCTCTTGTAACCAAGCTTCATCTATAATATCAAAAGGTCTTATTTTTACCGAGTTAGCATCTATTATCTTTTCTATAAAACAAATAATCCCTTTATATATAACCTCATCGTTTAATTGATAACTCATAAAAATAAAGCCCTTATAGCATCTACAGTTCTGGTTTCTTTAAATCTTGTAAAAAACTTTAAAGCATCTTCAGGTAAATAAAAAGGATGCTGCCTTCCTGGAGTAGTAGCAACATACAAGTTATAAGAATCTCCAGAAAAACGATAAGTATTTTCTTTATCCT